GGTCATGACCGTTAGCCTGACCACCCGAGCGCGGTTCAGAAATCACGGTTTCGAACTCGCGCCAAGCCAAGCTAGAATGCCGCCCCTTGGAGGTGTGGCAGAGTGGTCGATTGCACCAGTCTTGAAAGCAGTTGCATCGCTTCCGAGAGCGTTGATTTATAAGGGTTTTTATTTATCATTTCCGCATCTTGCGGAAATCATTTCCGCAACCCCCAAGGGGTGCGGCGGATTACTGGAAGCGTGGCCGAGTGGTTTAAGGCAGTGCTCTTGAAAAGCACCGAGGGGTGAAACCCTCCGTGAGTTCGAATCTCACCGCTTCCGCCAGAAGCAAAACGGCCCCTCAATCGGGGCCATTTTAATTGGTGTGCCTGGTGTTCACTTGGTCGGCTTCACGATCTCGCCCACGCGACGGTACACCCTCTCGGTTATCGCGTGCTCGGTGTGACCCAGCAGCTTGCTGGCATGTTCGAGCGGCAGTTCGCTGGCGGCCTTGGGCCGGATGTCGCGGAACTGAAAGGCGCGGATTCTTGCGGCGAGGGCGTCGTCGCCGGCTTCGGTGGCCTTCTTGATGGCGTCGTTGCGCGCGTCGTCAAACCGGGTGCGCAGCGTCCATTTGTTCAGCGCCTTGCCGGCCGGCGTGGAGATGAGGAACAGGCTAGCCACTTTGCGTTCGCGGCCCTTGATGCGGTCGATGACCTTGCCCAGTTCGGTGCGCGTGCCTTCGTCGTCCAGCAGAATGCGCAGGCGCTTCTTGGTCTTGTTTTGCTGCACCTCGATGGCGCCGTCCTTGATGTCGGCGAAGCGCATCTTGAGCACGTCGGCCGGCCGCTGGCCGGTGAGATAGTTCAGGTCCATGGCGTCCTGCAACTCGACGCACGCTGCGGAAAACACGGCGGACCACACGGCGTCGTCGGCGTAGAAGTCGCGGGGCTTTTCCTTGTTCTTGCGCACGCCCTTGACCGGGTTTTCCTTGGCGGTATAGCCCCACTCGCGGGCCATGTTCCACACGTGGGAGAGCAGCGCGATTTCACGATTTGCCCGCACCGGGGCCTTGAGGCCGCGCCGGTCCCGATACTGCGCCACGTGTTGCGGGGTGATGGTGTCGATGCCCACCGCGTCGAATACCTTGCGCAGCATGACGAGGCACCCGAGGTTGTCCTTCTGCGTCCTGGGCGCCTTGGTCGGTATCACGTCGCGCTCGTAGCGGTCGAACACGAACCGCATCAAGCCGGTTTCCGCCGGCGCCGCGCGGCACTCCAACTCGGCCCACTTGCGCTTGGCCTCGTTCAGATCGTGCCCGAGCGGAATCTCGACCCGGCGCCCTTCGGCGTCGCGACCATTATAGTAGAAGGATTCCCAAACCTTGCCGCTTTTCAGGGTGCGCACGCGGCGCAGCATCCTGGGCGGCAAGTCGCGGTGGTTTGATTTCGGGCGCATGCAAAGCATAGCTTAATCCAAAGCGGCAAAGTTTGGTCGGCCAACTGGCTGGGCACCGGCCGCCGTGGGTTGCACCCCGGCAAGGCGAAGGCGCGCGAACCAGCGGCCGACTATGGGGCGGCCGGCAGCATTGACCACGTAAACCCACCCGTTCTCGTCCAGCCACTCGCGCTGGCTGGCGACGTGCTTGTAGCCCGTTACCTCGGCCAGTTCGGCGGCTGTCAAAAATTCGGTTTCAGTCACGGCCGGCTTCTTTTTTCTCAAGCCCTAGCGCGTCCAGCAGTTCGCGGATCGCGTTCATAGACTTTCTGCCCATGTTGGGGATGCGGAGAAATTCGTTGTCACTTTTTCCAAGCAACTGGTTGATCGTCGTAATACCCTCACGCTCAAGAACGGAAACAGTACGGGCGTCGAGTCCTAGTTGCAGTAATCCCGGCCCTTCCTGCTCGAACTCGATCAGCAGGTCGAGAAAGTGGCGGGCTTTCTTCAAGTCCTCGACCCCGTTCTTCTTGCGCCACCGGCTCACGTACTTGATGACGCAGCCCTCGAAATAGCCGATGCCGTTCTTGTGGATGTACTCGACCGGCTGGATAGCCATGTCCTTGTAGTGATTGCCGCCCACCTGGGTGGTGAGGGCTGCGGCGTACCCGGGGCGTTCTTCGCTCATCGTTGTTTCCTCTTCATGGCCTCAAGCAATAGGTCTTGTACCTCGCGCTTCGATTCGCGGCGGGCTATCACAAGCTCGTCCACGGTGCCGGCCGCGACGATGTGGTGGATGAACACCGGGCGGTCGTGCCCGGCTTGCACCTGGCGCGTGGGGCCGATGCGTTCGATGATTTGCTGGAACTGCTCCAAGTCCCACCAGTGGCCGAAGAAGGCCAGGATGTTGCCGCCGTCCTGTAGGTTCAGGCCATGGCCGGCACTGGCCGGGTGGGCGAACAAGACCGGGATCTTCCCGGCGTTCCAGTCGCGGATGGTTTGCGGGTCTTTGTCCAGGGCGCGGCCCCTGGGGAAGGCACGTTGCAGGCGGGCGAGGTCGCTCTTGAAGTGGTAGGCCACCAGCACGGGCATGCCGGCCGCTTCCTCGATCACGTCCTCAAGCGCTTGCAGCTTGGCGTCGTGGACCTCGGCAAAGGCGCTGCACGTGTCGTCGGTGTAGATCGCGCCGTTGGCAAGTTGCAGGCACTTGATGGTCTTGCTCGCCGCGTTGAAGGCTTCCACCTCGGTGCCGCATTCCAGCGCGAGGAACATTTCGCGCTCCATTTCGCGGTACATGCGCCGAGCCTTGGCTGGCAACTCCACGCGGATGACGTTCACAATGGGCTCGGAAATGTCGAAGTAGTCGCGCGCGTCGAGGGACAGACACAGGTCGCGCATGCGGTCCTCGATCTGCTCCTGGGCGAACGGCAGCGGTTCAAGGCGCACGGCGTGGCGGTCGTTTCCCACCTGGATGGACTGGAACCACCGGGCCTTGAATGCCTCGAAGCTACGCCCAAGGCGCGCTCCCTTGTCCAAGAACCAACCTTGCCCCCACAAGTCCTGCAACCCGTTCGGGCTGGGCGTGCCGGTAAGTTCTATGAAACGGTCTACCTTGCAATGGGCGACGCGGGCAAGCGACTGCGCGCGAACGCCGCCTTGACGAAGGCGGAAGGATTTGAGCCTCGTGCTTTCGTCGGCCACCACTTTGCGGAACGGCCACTTGTCGCCGAAGTGCTCTACCAGCCACGGAAGATTGTCGTAGTTTGTGGTGTAGACCGTCGCCGGTAGCTTGAGCGCGGCGCGCCGTTCCTCGGGCGTGCCGATTACAGCCGACACTTCTATATTGCGCAGGTGCTCCCACTTCTTCGCCTCATCAGGCCATGTGCTCGCGGCCACGCGCAGCGGGGCGAGAACCAAGGCCGGGCCGGGCTCGGTGATTTCCAGGATGTCAAGCGCGGTCAGCGCGGATACGGTCTTGCCCATGCCCATGCCCGCCCATACCGCGCTGCGCCGCACGTCGATAATGTGGTCGATGACGGGCTGCTGGTACTCGCGGGGGATGAAGCGCTGGCAGGTCATTCACAGAGCCCGTAACTGGAAGCGCAAGCAGGGGCTTCCTCCTGCCATTGGGGGTTTTGATGCACACCCCCCCTGAAAGTTCTGGCCCATTGGATATATGCGGTTACGTTGCGGCCTCGTAGATCGCCCCGGCCGTCATTGGGCGCAGCGAAAAACGATGCAGCACTACACTTTGAAACGCCAGCAACAAGGCGCTCCCACTCGGCGATCCGCCCGATGTGCTCGGGGAAACGCCGGGAAATTTCCGCCAGTTCGGCCTTGTTCGCATTTATACAGGGCATGCAGCCCACGCGGCCCATGCCTTGCTTATAAAGCGGGTTCAGTTCAAGCCCGCATGACTTCACAAAATCGACCGTTTGCTGGGCCGTCCATCCTGCAATTGGGCGGAAAGCAAACAAGCCCCCGGTTAAATCCTCGAAGCCCTTGGCATTGGCGCGGTTTGTTGATTCATCGCGCCGAACGCCTTGCCAACTCCACACGTCAACATCAAGCGTGTCGATGAACCACAAGGCATATTCCGCGAGGGGCTTTGTCTTTAGCTCCTGGGTGCAGAATTGGCTAGTGCGCGAAGGAAACCGGCCCTTCAACATGCAGATGTCAAGATACGGAACTCCGGTCGGCTGCATCAGTTTTGCCGCATGTTCGCAGCGTTCAGCCGGGACGCCCTTCTCGGGCCAGTGTTGAAGAATCCAGTTGCGGCGGCGCTCGAAGCGGTCGGAAAAATCCGCCTTGATTCGTTCAATTCTGATGCCGAGCGCGGCTTCCAGATAGCCGAGATATTCCAGCGTCGCCTCGTGCTCGTTGCCGGTGTCGGCGAACACGGCGAAGGTCGAGTCGGGGAACTGCTTTAGCGATAGCAGTAGCGTAGCCGTGCTGTCTTTGCCGCCACTGGCTGAAACCAGGTGGATGATCTTCTTGACGGCCATCGCTATCTATCCCCCCACCACGGTTGCTGGCGTCGCCGTGCGCCGGGCCACGGTCAGACTAACCCCTCAGCCGCCGAGTCGGCGGCGACGCGCAAGCTGTCGGCCCACCAATCGGGTGGCGATACAGGCGCGCTAACCTTCATAGGCATGATGGCTCCGACAAAGCAAGCGTCGTCAAGGTCGATCAACGCGGCGCCCCCACCGTTATGACCGATACCCACGCACCGGGCGCCTTTATTGCCGCGCAGGATTGCCCAGGCTTTCGACAGCAAGCCGATGTAGTGCGGGTCGAACTGCGCTGCCTTGCCAGATACTTTGGTGGGGATGACGTTCCGCCACGTAGGGAAAACGCCGTCAATAGTTTTGCCGCTGATCAACACGCCGGCATAGGTCAGCGTTATCTGGCGCGAATTCGGCACCGGCACTTGCTCGCCTTTTCCGTTGTCTTTGGTTTCCAGATCGCCGATGGTTATTTCAACCATGCCGCTGGGCTTTATCGACTTGAGCAAGTCGTTGGGGATAATGATGTCGGTCAGCGGCGCGGTAACTTCCGGTTGCTCGCTTTCGACGCGAAAACACCCGAGCATGTACCCATTGGTTGCGACAAGGCGCGATTCTGCGCGGCCAATTTCAAGGTTGATACCGTTCAGGTAGTAGCGCATGTCATTGCTAGCCGCGAATAGCTTGAGCACTGCGATATGTTCAGCGGGAACAGTGATTTTGACTTCCATGTTTTGCTCCTTGATGGTGGTTTCGGTCCCACTTGCTCATGCCAGCACCTCGTCGACGCTATCCAAGGAATCGACGACCTCGACGCGCTGGCCCATGCGGCGCATGCGCTCGTGCTCGCGGATTTGGTGCGGTCGACACTTCTCGCCGGGGGCCTTGAGTTCAATGAAAATCGCTTTTCCGTTGAGCATGACAAGGCGGTCGGGCGCGCCGTGGCGGCCTATCCATTTCAATTTTCTGCACTCCCCGCCCAGCGCCTTGACGCGCTCGACGAGATAGCTTTCAATCTGTGATTCGCGCATGGTTAGATAACCCCTCCTTGATGCATTTGGCGCTTTGCCGTGACATAGGCGCGGCTTGCTTCCTCCACGGTTTTGAACGTGCCGAGGTGGTGTTGCTTGCCGTTGTTGAAAATGCGGGCGCGAAAGTGGCCTTTCGCGTCAGCCGTGGAAACACCCAGCGCACCGGTCGAGTTGCCGGCCTGCGCACGGGTTTGGTTTTGCTGGTTCAGGCTGCGCGGAACATCGCGCAGGTTCTCGATGCGGTTGTCGTAGCGGATTCCGTTGATGTGGTCGACCTCGCCCTTGGGCCAGTCGCCGTGGATCAGTAACCAAGCGAGGCGATGTGCAAGGTAGCGAACACCATCCACTCGGATGCTGATGTATCCGTCGCCCCTGACCGTGCCGGCCGGTGAGCCCTTCGTGGCGCACCCTCTCGATACCTTCCACGTGAAGATGCCGGTGGCCGGGTTATAGGTTAGGAGTTCGGCGGCGCGCTCCATGTTCATGCCGATACCTCCCAGGCGCGGCGAGCGGCGTAGCGCAGGAAATTGCCGGCGCGGCGATACAAGCCGAACAGGCGCAGGGCAATGAGGATTCGGTTCACGTCGTGCCTCCTAGTCTTTGCGATACCTCATTGCCTCGAAGCCTGCCGCAGCAAGCGGCAGGCCCTTGGCCCAGGTTGGGTTGGTGGCCATCAAGCCGGCCAGGTGGTCGGCGTTGAAGTCGGGGGTTTCCGTGATCGTCAGCTGTATCAGCCGCGAATCATCGGGAATATCGGCCAGTGGCATGAATGCGCCACCATCCCATACACCGAAACCAATGCCGCGAACTGGCGGCTCGTGTGGCGTGTACAGGCGCACCAAACAAGTTTCAGACTCTGGAACTCTCGGGCAGCGTAGGTTATAAAATCCATCTGGAAGTTCTGTTGCGTCAATCATGTCAAAGTCCTTTCGTTCTTCTACGTTGGTGGCCATCAAGCCGGCCAGGTGGTCGGCGTTTAAGTCGGGGGTGTCCGGTGCTTCGCTGATGATTTCGTCGTGCACCGTCAATACGATCCGGTAGCCGGCCGCCTCGATGGCCGGCATGCTTCCGGCCAGCACGTCGCGGGCCACGGCTTGTGTCACGTTCTCGGCCAGCTTGCCGCCGTAGGTCTTGAGACGGGACCACTTGCGGCTGTACTGATTCACGCCCATGTACGAGAGCTTTCCGGCTTCATCCACCTGGGGGCTCGGGTAGCACAGGAACCGACCGGACGGCAGGCGGATGCGCAGCCAGGCGCCGTCGCGGCGCAGCTTGAGCATGCGGCATGTGAAGGCCACGCCGGGCCGCTGCACAGCGAGCACGGCGGCGTCCTGCAAGTCCTTCCAGAATGAGGCGATGGCGGGGTGGCCGTACCGCCACGCGCGCTTGAAGGAATCGCAAACCAGCCAGGTGCGGTCGGACAGGCCAAAGGTCGGGCGCTTCTGCTGCTTCGTCCATTCCAGCGCGCTGGTGGCCTCGCCCAGGGTCGCGTCGGGGATGGCACCGATAGCCTGCTCACCCATGGCTTCGAGGTCGATGTTGTAGGCGGCCGCGAACGTGAGGAAGGCGCCGACCCCGCCTTCATAGCCGAGCGCTAGCTCCTGCACCTTGCCTATCTGGCGCTGGTCTTTGCTCACGGCGTCGGGCTGGATGCCGAACGACTTGGCGTAGGCCAGCTTGTAGAGGTCGTGCCCCTTACGGATGGGTTCGCCCTTGTCGTCGAGCGCCAGCGGTACAGGGCGCCGTTCGAGGTAGGCCGCCACCAGTTCGGCGCCGGTAATCCACTGGCCGCCCTCGGTCTGCACCGTGTCGTAATCGCGGAAGGCTTGCAGCTTCCATTCCTCGCCAGCGAGCCAGGCGAGCACCCGGCCTTCGATGTTGGCGAGGTCGGCGACCACCAGCTTCTTGCCCTTGGGCGCCACGATGCAGCCCCGGATTGCGCTGCTGGTCAGTTCCATGACGTTGCCGAACAGCAAGTCCTCGCAGTCGGCTTTCAAGGCTTCGACGCCGATGTCGATCTTGTCCTGCTTGAGCGCCGGGCGCGGCAGGTTTTGCGGCTGGAACAGGCGGCCAGCCCAGCGGCCGGTACGGCTGGCGCCGTTGAATTGCAGCGTGCCGCGCAGCCGGCCGTCGCTGCTCACCGCATTGGCGAGAGTCTTGTACTTGCTGGTGCTGGTGGTACTGGCCTGCAAGCGGATGGCGAGCAGTTCGCGCAACTCGGCCGGCAGGTCGGGGTCGGCAATGCGCCGTTCCAGCGTGCTCTGCTGCATGTCCGGCAAGTCGATGCCGTAGGCCGCGACCAGGTGGCGGAGCATGACGTCGCGCTGGGTGGCCGCCTGCACCGCGCCCTCGGTCAGTTCGTTTGTGCGGTGGGCGAGTACCTTCTGCGCGCGCTCCACGGCGCGGATGGCGGCGTGCGCCAAGTCTAGGTCAACCAAAAAGCCCCGGTCGTTGATCGCCTGGTCGAGGTGCCACAAGGCGAGTTCTTCGCCCTGGTAGTTCCAGGCGGGCAGCTTCTTGTCGATGGCGCGCATGGCCTCGATGTCCAGCCCGGCGTACTCTACGAACTTGGCCCACTCGGCGGGGTGCGTTTCGCGCGTGGCGCGGCGCACCTTGCTGGTGGCCGGGCGCGGCTTGCAGAACAGGTGGATCAACTGGCGGCCGGCCTTGTCCTTGGCCTTGTCGGTGGGAATCTTGAGGATGTCGCACAGATCGCCCAGCGAGCCCGGCAGGGAATGGGCCAGGGCCTTGACCATCGTGTCGCGCCAGCGGGGCAGCGGCGGGCACAGTTCCGGCATGGCGTGGCGCAGGACGGTGCGGTCGAAGTGGCTGTTGTGGGCGTAGAGGATGACGGCCGGGTCGTCGAGCGCGTCGGCGAGGTCGTCGGGCATCAAGGGCCGGGCGGTGCAGTCCCACACTTGCACCGGGCCGTCGTCGAGGGCGTAGGCGAAAAGCATGATTTCCGCGTGCTCGGCGTAGGCGTGGGTGCCGTGTGTAATCGGGATTTCTGAAAATGTTTCCAGATCAAGAAACAGGCGGGTCATGCGCGCCACCTTGCCCCGATGAAATTTTTCGGAACGGTACGGCGGCCGGCGACGTAATCCATACGCAGGTTCTCGCTGCGCGTTCCGTAGCGCAGGTTTTCCAAACGGTTGTCGGCGGGGTTGTGGTTCAGGTGTAGCACCTCGCAGCCTTCCGGGCATGGGCCGACGAAAGCCTCAAGGACGAGTTGATGAACTTGCCGGGAATTACCCTTGCCAATGGCGACGGACAAATGCCCCGACTGTTGCGGCCCCGGTTTCAAGATGCGCCCCGGCGAAAGCCTCGTCGTTTCTTTACCATGGGCGACCAAACGAACGCGATGCGCCAGCGAGCGCACATTGCCCGCGTTGCTTACTTGATACCGGCCTTCATAGCCGGGGATGTCTTTCCAGATTTCCACTTGGCGTTCTCCGTGTTCGCTTTGGCAAGGGTGTGAGTTGAGTTCACGCCCTCACCAAAGCGCCCGGCCCGAAGGCCGGCGCTTGGGTGGTTAAACGAGATCGTCGGCGGTAGCGCCTTCGGCGATATCGTCGAACTCGTCCTCGCTCGCGGCACCGCTGCCCGCGAAGGCGTCGCCGTCCCTGAAGAACTGAACACCGCGCAGGCTGGCGTTGATGCGCTTGCCGTAGTTGTTGTCCTGCGCCCAAAGTTCGACGCTGGCATTCACGTAGCAGCCGGCGTAGGGCTTGCCGTCCTGCTCGGTGAGCGGGCTCTTGTCCTTGTCGATGACCAGCGGCCGGGTGGTGCTGCGCGCGGACACGTACAGGTTGCCGGGGAATCCGTCGTAGTTGGACTTGAGGTCGCCGTCGTGCAGGGCCACCTTGTCCTGGGCGCGCATCTGCTTGAGGATGGCGTCGGCCTTGGCACCCCACTTGTCCTTGGCGACTTGCTCGATAGCCTCATTGATAGCCTTCACCTGCGGGTCGGCAGGGTCGATCAGGAATCCGGCGGAAAATGCCGGCTTGCCCTCGCCGTTCACGGTTTTGGCCTCGAACAGCACGGGGAAGGCGAGGCGAACGTTGTTGAGTTTCAGTTTCATGGTGGATCACTCCTTGAAAAATTGAGGGTATTGACGCTTGACCCGCTCGGTAGCTTTCTCGATGGCTTTCACACGCGCGAGCGGGTCGGCCCGCGTGATGGGGGTTTGTGCCGCCTGTTGCAGCAGCCGCGCGGCTTCCGGTGGCAGCACGTTGGCAGGCGGTGGCGGCACGTTGGCTTCCGGTGGCAGCACGTTGGCAGGCGGTGGCGGCACGTTGGCAGGCGGTGGCGGCACGTTGGCAGGCGGCGGGTTTTTCACACCAAGCCCTCCGTGCTTTCGGACACGTCGGCGAACTCGGCCGCGGTGGCCTGGATGACCAGGGCCGGGCGCTTGTCGGACTCGGGCGCCACGCTGGGCTTGCCTTCGCTCTGCGAAATGAGGTCCTGCAACTTCGCCCATTGGCGCGGGCCGATGGCCTCGGCCTTGTGCAGCTTTTCGGCGGTGGTCGGCGAGATCAGCGAGAAGTCGTACATTTCTTCCAGCTTCATGCGCATGGACTTCATGGTGGCTTCGACTTCCTTGTCGTCGGACCAGCGGCGGGCGCCGCGCCGGCCTTCGACCAGCTTGTAGCCGGGCACCGGACGGCCCGCCAGTAGTTCGGCCTCGGCCCTGGCGCGGATGGCCTTGCACCAGGATTCGATCAGATCAACCGCGCCCAGCAGGTTGCCCAGGGTGGCGTTGTCGAAGGTGCGCTCGGCGGCGTGCTCGATCTGCGGGGCCGCCGGCTTGGTGATATCGACGAAATCGTCGGCCACGGTGTAGAGCACCTGGGCGGTCAGCGTCGGGCAGATCGCCTTGGCTTTGCAAAAGCGGCATTGCTCGCTGCCGGGGTTGAGGTATTTCGCGTGCAGTTCGGTGTAGTTCAGGTGGCATTCCAGGGCCGCGAAGCAGTGCTCGGCGCCGCGCCTGACCGTTTGACCGAACTCGCGCAGGGCTTCGACGGTGCAGTCCCATTCGTCGATGTGGTCGAGGCGGGGCTGCACGATGACCATGCGCACGCGCTGGAAGTCGCCGAGGAATTCAAACTCACCCAGGGCGGCCAGGGCGTAAATCTGCAACTGCTCGTTGTTTTCTGCTTCGACCCTGACGCCTCGGCCGTACTTCAGATCGACGATGACCAGTTCGTCGCCGGCGAGGATGACGGCGTCGGACGTGCCCTTGGCGCCGGGCTCGCCGGTAATGCCTTCAATGCTCAAGCGCTGCTCGACCATCGGTTCGCCGCCGATGGCGCGCACATAGTCGAGGTATTTCTGCACGTGGCCGGCCAGGTCGTCGGTGACTTCCCAGCCCTTGCCGTTCACTTGGATGATGCGGCCCAGGTAGGCGGCGGCATCGTTGCCGGAGGTCAATGCCATGGCGGCCAGTTCGTGGGCAGCCGTGCCTTCGTCGGCGAAGTCGCTGGAATCGTCCGGGCACGTTGCCTCAAGGGCTACGCTGCCGGGGCAACGCAGCCAACGGTGCGCGCTGCTGGGGGAGAGTGTGGCGTGCTCGCTCATGGATCAGGCCCCGGCTTCTTCACATGCGGCGATCACGGCGGCGAACTGCGCGGGCTGCACGTCGGGCAGCTTGGCGGCGCCGAACTTGGCCAGCACGGCGACGGCAGCGTCGCGGCCTTTGGCGCGGGCCAGCTTGGTAACGGCGTCGGCGGTGTCCTGGTAGGACGGTGCGCGCGCCGGGTTGTTGGCGTGGCCGTGCAGGGCCTTTTCGGCTTCGCCGGCCGTCATTTGCGCGAGGGCTTCCGGCTTCTGGTCAGCGGTGGCCTTTTCCCCGACCTTCGGTTCGGTCTTGGTGGCCTTTTCCCCGACCTTCGGTTCGGTCTTGGTTGCCTTGGCTTCTTCCTTGACGGTTTCGGCGACGGGTGTTGTCTTAGGCAACTCGATGCCTCCGACGTTGAGGGCCGCCATCACGGCGTTGAGTTGTGCGGGGTTGCTGATGGTGATGGTCATCGGGAACATGGGCTTACTCCTGGTTGGTGTTCAAAAGTTCGTTGAGGCGGGTGAAGAAATCCCCGGCGTCGTTCGCCAGGGCGCGGAAATCGGCGGCAAGTTCGAGCAGTTTCTTCAACTGGTCGGGCTCGTGGATGTCTTGGTCGTTGAGCAGGGAGAGCAGCGCGGCCTGGTCTTTCAGGCTGGCCGGGTGCGACTCGATGACGGCCCTAACGTCGTCGGCGCCAACTTCGTGCTCTTCGAGTAAGGCGGCCGCCGGCTTGTGTTCGCTGGCCTCGTCGAGCAAGCGCTCGAAGCGTTCGAGCAGTTCAAGTTCCAGCGCGGTGCTGGTCAGCGGATCAATCTCGGCACGGGCCGAGGCGAGCAGGTGCTCGTCGTACATGGACTTGGCGAGTTGGGCGGTCAGCATTTCGCGCGCCCCAACAGGCCCAGGCCGATGCAGATAGCTTCGCAGGGGTGCGACGCGATGACTTTCAGGTCGAGGCCGGAGCCGCGAACGCGGTACAGGCGGCCGGGAATCAGCGGGGTTGCGCTCATCGTTCCGTCCTTTCGTTGAATGACTCGGGACGAATTATTAGCGCTACGCGAACGCCTGTCAATAGCGAAACGCAAATATTTTTGGCGAGAAAAAGCCCGCCATTGGGCGGGCTTCAAAAGTCGGCGCTGGCGGGGCGGCGCCGGGATCTACTTCTTCTCGTGCGCGGCGAGTGTGGCGTTGGCCCAGGCAAGGGGCACGGTGCGTTCGTGTTCATCGGCAACCCTCCACGCTTTCGCCAGTAGCGCGAAGCGGTCGTCCTCGTGCGGGAAGTTCGGGTCGATGATGTCGGCCACGTCGAGCCAGCCTTCTGGTTTTCCAAAGGCCGCTTCGATCTTTCTGGCAGTTTCTTTGCGCATCCCGCGCGGCTTTCCGGTTTTGCTGTCGGGCGCACCCGCTCGCAGATTGGCCCACTGCGAGTGGGACATGCCCGCCCGTTTCGCAGCGGCCACGGGGCCGCCGGCTTCCTTCTCTAAAATGCCCATCGCCTTGCGGCGTATTTCGTCAATGTCGTGCATGGCGGTTCACATTTGGTAGCAAAACGCTACCATTATAGGTACGCGATGCGCTATTGACTAGGTATTTGCGTATCGCTAACATGAAGCGGCTTTCGTTCTTGATCGGAAACCGCTATGAACCTTGACACCTACCTTGAACAGGGCGGCAAGGGCGCCGCTGCCCAACTTGCCAAACAAATCGGAGCGCATCCCGTACTGGTCAGCCAGTGGCGCAACGGCTCGCGCCAAGTGCCAGCCGTGCGCTGCCCCGACATCGAGCGCGCTACCGGCGGCGCCGTGCGCTGCGAGGATTTGCGCCCGGACGTGGATTGGAATTACCTGCGCACGAGCGGAGACTTCGAGGTGGTACGATGAAGAAACCTTGGGAACTCATCGAAGGCGAGGCCCTGCCGGCACTGCACGCCATGGCGGACAATAGCATCGACGCCATTATCACCGACCCACCCTATTCATCGGGCGGATTTTCCCGCGACGACAAGGGCAAAGACCCTGACGCGAAGTACACGCAAAGCAACTCACAGGGGCGCTACCCGACCTTCTCAGGCGACTCACGCGACCAGCGCAGTTACCTGACCTGGTGCTCGTTGTGGATCGCCGAGTGTGTACGCATCCTCAAGCCGGGCGGTTATTTCATGACTTTCACCGACTGGCGCCAGTTGGCTGTGATGACCGACGCAGTGCAGGTCGGCGGAATTTTTTGGCGTGGCATCGCGGTATGGGACAAGGGCCGGGGCGCGCGGGCGCCGCATAAGGGCTATTTCCGGCACCAGTGCGAGTACGTGGTGTGGGGCACCAAGGGCGCGGTCATCCAGTTGGAGCATGACGGCCCATTCGACGGCTGTATTCAGGCCGCGGTCAAGCGCGATGACAAGCACCACCTGACTGGCAAGCCGACCGCGCTCATGCGCGAACTGGTACGCCCGGTTATGCCGGGGGGGGGTAGTGCTCGACCCGTTCGCAGGCAGCGGCACAACAGGGGTCGCTGCAGTTCTTTCCGGTCGTCGGTTTATCGGCATCGAGCGCGAAGCCGCCTATGCCGAGATTTCACGCAATCGCCTGGCCGCTGCCGAGGCGGAAGCGCTGGGCGTGGCTGACATGGTGTGATGGCGCCGCCTTATTTCATACCTCTGCGGCGCAAGTCATCGGCCACTTGTTGTTCCACGGGTGGTTCCAGTGCTGGCGCGGGCTTTGTCGGTGGCAGCAGCTTTTCAACTCGCTGCCGCTCCTTTTCTTGGTGTTCCTTGCGCAACCATTCGCGCGTCTCGTTCGTGATTGTTACGTGCGTTGCGTCCAACTTTTCACGGGAGCGGGCGATGGATTCCACTACCTGGTCGGCGTGGGCAGCGCCAAAGCACAGCAATAGCCCCAAGAAAACAACCCGCATATTGCTCTCCCTTGAAGTTTCAAGGGCATGATAATGAATTCCAACTTTCAAAACCACGGCCGCGCCCTGCTGGGCAACGGCTATCTCATCCTCCCGATCAAGCCGGGCCACAAGCGCCCAGCACTCGAAAACTGGCAAACCGCACGCCTTGGCGCTGCCGACCTGACCCGATACCCGGGCCATGGGGTCGGCGTGCTGTGCGGGCAGGGTGCGCACCCCATCGCCGCAATCGACGTGGACACAACGGACGGCGCACTGGCGGCCCGATTCGTCGCCTGGTGCCAGGAACACCTGGGCCTGACCTGCGAGCGGGTCGGCTTCGCGCCTAAAATCCTGCTCGCCTATCGGGCGGCGTCCGAGGGCTGGGGCAAGGCCACCAGTGCCTGGTTCGAGGATTCGGGCGGCGCGCGGCACCGGCTGGAAATTCTCGGCAAAGGCCAGCAGTTCGTGGCCTACCATATCCACCCCGACACGGGCGAGCCCTACGAGTGGGTGGATTTTTTCGGCGGGCTGGATGCCATGCGTGCCGGCGACTTGCCGGTCATCACCGAGGCCCAGGTCGAGGAAGCGCTGCAGGTGTTCGAGGCCATGGCGCTGGAGGCCGGGCTCGTTCGGGTTTCAGGCAGCAATAGCCGCGCCGGCGCCGTCACCTCGACGCCCAGCGACGACCCGCTCATGGCTTACGAGCCGCCGGTGGGCATCGAGCTGGTCGAGGCCAAGCGGCTGGTGTCCTTCGTCGACAACGAGGACTATGACACCTGGCTCAAGGTCGGTATGAGCCTGCACCACGAGTTTGAAGGCGGCATCGAGGCCCTGGACCTGTGGGACGAATGGAGCAGCACGGCCACCAACTACGCAAGCCGAGAGGATCTGGAGAAGCGGTGGGACAGCTTCGGCAAGTCCGGCCGCAACCCGACCACGGCGCGCTGGCTGCTCAAGGTCGGCAACCAGGGCAAGCGTGATGCGGTAAAGGCGGAGAAGCGCACCGCGCTGGACGAGGCCAAGGCGCAGATCCTCGCCTGTGGGGATTCCATCGACCTGGTGAATGATGTCGCGCGCAAGGCCGGCGAAGCCGCCGGCGCGGATCTGGCCCTGCGTGCGGAACTGGCCGGCCTCATCCGGGCGCGCTTCAAGGAACTGACCGACACCAGCTTGCCGGTGGCCGACGTTCGCGCGGCCATGGCTGGCGGACGCAAGGTGGCGGTATTCAGCAAGCAGCGCCGGCAAATGACCGAGTTCGGTAACGCCGAGCGCATGCTGGACCACTACGGCGACGGCCTCATGTACGTGCCGGAAATCGACGCCTGGTTCGCGTGGACTGGCATCTACTGGCGCCGCGCGGCGGGCGTCGAGCTTGAGCATCTGGCGAAGGAGACCATCCGCGCGCTGCCCGACGAGGCCAAGACCATCGAGAGCGACGGCGAGCGGGCCGAGTTCTTCAAGTTCTGCGCAATCAGCCAGCGGGCGGTTATGGTGCGCAACATGGTGAGCCTGGCGCAGTCTGACCCGCGCGTCGTTGTGGGCGTGACCGATCTTGACAAGCACACGCACCTCCTGGGTGTGGGCAATGGCGTGGTCGACCTGCGCACGGGCAAGCTGTTGCCGCCGGACCAGGCGTACCGCGTGACCACTATCACGGCGGTGGATTATGACCCGGCCGCCAGGGCGCAGATGTTCGAGCAGACCGTGGCCGACGTGTTCTTCGGCGATGCCGAGATGATAGGATTTTTCCAACGGCTTGTAGGCTACTCGCTCCTGGGCAAGCCGGACGAGGACGTGCTCGCCATCCCCTACGGTTCCGGGTCCAACGGCAAGAGCACGGTGCTGGGGGCCATCCGCGACGCCCTGGGCGATCACGCCAAGATGGCGAGTGCCGATACCTTCTTGAGTAGCGGCGTGGCGGGCGGCAATGCCGGCGCGGCGCGCGAGGACGTGCTGCGGCTACGCGGCGCCCGGTTCGTCTATGTCAGCGAGCCCGACGAGGGCAGCGAACTGCGCGAGGGCCTCATCAAGTCCATGACCGGGGGCGAGCCGCTGCCGGCGCGCGGGCTGTATTCCAAGACCACGGTCGAGGTGGCGCCCACCTGGGTGGCCTTCATGCCGACCAACCACCGGCCCATCGTCAAGGGTGACGACCACGCCATCTGGCGCCGGCTGCTGCCCGTGCCATTCACCCGAAACTTCGACCATGATCTGACCCTCACCAAAGACCCCGACCGGGCGTCCAAGCTGGCGGCCGAGGCGCAGGGCATCCTCGCCTGGTGTGTACGAGGGGCGCTGGCCTACCAGAAGGTTGGCCTGCAGGCGCCCGCAGCCGTGCGCAAGGCACGCGACGACTACAAGAGCGATATGGACCTGCTGGCGGAATGGATCGACGAGTGCTGCGAGGTGGGGCCAGGTTTTGTGGAAAGCAACGCCCGCTTGTGGGCCAGTTGGGAAGCCTTCGCCAAGGCGCGGGGCGAGTTGCGGTTCATCGCCTCGGCCAAGAGCCTGGGGCGCAGGTTGCAAGCGAAGGGCATGGAGCCGGTGATGAATACCTACGGATTGAGGGGGCGCGGGCTGCTTGGTATTCGCGTGCGAGCCGTGGGGGACTTTACATGACCTGCGGAATCTACGGTTTCAAGTGCCCGGATACCGGGGCGATTCGCTACGTGGGCGCAAGTCGGCGGATCGAGGTCGCCTACAAAAACCAATGCGCGAAGCCCTGGAAGTGGATCAAGCGGGGAAAGCTGCTCGATTGGTTCGCGGAGTTGCGGTGGAAAGCAGGCGTCCCGGTTCTTGTCATTCTGCAAGAAACAACAGATTCAGAATTCAACGCGGCTAAAGACGAGTGGGTGGCGACGTTGCAACTTGTTGGCGGGGCATACTTGAACACGCAATTTATAACGAACACGCAGGAAAACGCGCGAAGCAATAGAAGAGGGCGTGGTGCTTTGGAACGTTTGGAACGTTTCTAGCCCTTTTTTATGGAAATTCCTATACGTACGCACACAAAAAGTTATTGAAAAAACCATGAAAAACGTTCCAAACGTTCCACGCAAAAAATTGCAGATTCAGATGGAGGCGGCGCATGGAAAAAACCGTGGCGGTTAACGAGGCCGGTCTGCGAATCGGTGAGGACCATCCAAATGCCAGGCTGACGGATGCTGAGGTGGAGCGGGTCCGTTTGTTGCACGAGGAAGGCATGGGCTACGAGGCCCTGGCTGAGAAGTTCGAGGTGAGCCGGTGGACGATAGGGCGAATCTGTCGGTATGAGCGCCGGGCGCAGCCCGTGGCCGGGTACAAGGTGGTGCACGTGTCGGATTGCGAATAGGCTTGAATGGGCGGCATGGGTAAGAGGAGATCGACATACACACCCGAGATTGGGGCCGAAATTTGTGCGCGCCTGGCCGAAGGCGAGCCGCTGCGCGTGATTTGCCGCGACCCGCACATGCCGGCGTGGCGCACGGTGTACGACTGGATCGAAGCTGATCCCGACCTGGCTGCACGCATCGCGCGCGCAAGGAAATTGGGATTTGACGCCATCGCCGAGGAAGCGCTCGAAATCGCGGACACGCCGGAAATAGGCGAGGAAACCGAGGACGACGGCGGCGGCAAGGTGAAGGTCAGGCGCGGCGACATGCTGGGCCATCGCAAGTTGCAAGTCGAGACCCGGCTCAAGCTGCTGGCGAAATGGTGCCCGGCCAAGTACGGCGAGCGAACCGCGATGGAACTGACCGGCGCCAACGGCGGCCCGGTGCAAATCAACGACGCCGACCGCGCCGCCCGCGTGGCCGGCCTGCTGGCTTTGGCCGAACAGCGTAAGGGCGATGCGGACGTCGCCGACCTCGTATAGCCCGGCGCAGATCGCAGCGCTGCTGCCTTATCTAAACGACCAGGAGCGCGCGGAGCTAGACGCCCTGCTGGCTACCGCCCCGCTTTGGTTGCCGTTACCGGGGCCGCAGGCGCAGGCATACAGCACGCCTGCTGACGTGACCGGCTTCGGTGGGGCTGCTGGCGGTGGCAAGTCCGCCCTGGCCGTAGGGCTCGCGCTGACGCAGCATCGCAAGTCGATCATCTTCCGGCAGAATGGCACGGAGCTTACCGGCGTCATCGACGAAATCACCCGCGTCCTTGGCAGCCGTGACGGCTTCAACGGCGCTGACCGCATTTGGAGGCTGGACGGCCGGCAAATAGAGCTTGGCAGCTTCCCCAACCCCGGCGATGAGCTCAAGTATCAAGGGCGCGACCACGACCTGATCGTTTACGACGAAGCGTCGAACATGCGCGAATCGGCGGTTCGCTTTCTCATGGGCTGGCTGCGCACGGCGGTTCCCAACCAGCGTTGCCGGGTGTTGATGACCTTCAACCCGCCGACCACGGCCGAGGGCCGGTGGATCGTGGCCTTCTTCGCGCCGTGGCTTGACCCCAAGCACCCAAACCCGGCCAAGCCCGGCGAGTTGCGGTGGTTTGCTATGGTCGATGGCGAGGAGGTCGAAGTCGCCAGCGGCGAGCCATTCCAGCACGGCGCCGACATCATTAAGCCGATGAGCCGCACGTTCATCCCATCGCGCGTTTCCGATAACCCATACCTGATGGGAACCGGCTACATGGCAACACTGCAATCCCTGCCCGAGCCGTTGCGCTCGCAGATGCTCTACGGCGATTTCAACGCGGGCATCGAGGACGACCCGTGGCAAGTCATCCCCACGGCCTGGGTGGAAGCGGCTCAGGCGCGGTGGAAGCGGCCGGACAGGCTGGCGCCAATGGATTCGCTGGGCGTGGACGTGGCCAGAGGCGGGCGCGACAACACCATCATCGCCCGCCGCCACGGGACGTGGTTCGACGAGCCGCTGGTCTACCCGGGCAGCACGACGCCGGACGGCCCGACCGTTGCGGGCCTGACGATTGCAGCGATGCGCGACCAGGCCGTGATCCACATCGACGTCATCGGCGTGGGCTCGGCGCCCTACGATTTTCTCAACGACGCCGGCCAGCAGGTCGTCGGCGTCAACGTGGCCGAATCGGCTACCAGTACCGACAAGTCAGGCCGGCTACGCTTCAAGAACCTGCGCAGCGAGCTTTGGTGGCGCATGCGCGAGGCCCTGGACCCGGCCAACAACACGGGCATCGCATTGCCGCCAGACCCACGCCTGCTTGCAGACCTGTGCGCGCCGACGTGGGAGTTGTCCGGCTCCACCATCTACGTGGCGAGCCGGGAGCAGATCATGGACAAAATTGGGCGCTCACCCGACTACGGCAGCGCCTACGTGCTGGCGCTGATCGATACCCCGAAGCGCGCGGTAATTGCCGCGCTGGGCAGGAACAAGCAGCGCCGAGATTACGACCCCTACGCCAATTGATGCGGCCTAGTGCACGTACCCAAGAGCCAGCCGCCTACGATGCCCGCCAGATTGGAAGTATGAGGCGGTCGTGCACAAAACCATCGTCAGACCATGCGCCTTCGGGGAACTGGAGAAAGAGCCGAACATCGCCGCGCTGGTGGCGGAGTACGCCGCCGAATCAGCGACGGCGGGGCTGGGGCCGGTCAATCCGCAATGGCGCATGTACGAGGCCATGGAGGCCGCCGGCGTAGCGAGGTTGTTGTGCGCATACCAAGACGGGGTTTTGGTCGGCTCTCTAGTGCTGCTGGTGTCGGTTGTGCCTCATTTCGGGGTGCCGATTGCCTCGACGGAATCGTTTTTCGTGACAGCCGCCGCGCGCAAGAGCGGAGCGGGCCCGATGCTGCAACGCGAAGCGGAGCGCATGGCGCGCGATATGGGGGCCGTTGGGTTCTTTATCTCCGCGCCTACGGGCAGCCGCCTGGCGGAAGTGATGGGCAAGGCGAAAGGGTGGCGTGAAACAAACCGGGTTTTCTTTCGGAGGCTGGCATGAGCGACGTAGCCTTGATCGCGGGTAAGTTGCCAGCTACGCCGGCGCCGGTTGTGGATCGCTTGCGGAGGCTGGAACACGAAATCAGAAAGCTGCCGCAGCTACCCGTCGAAACGCATCACGTTCTGCATGGCGGCATGTATGCGCGGACGATCACGATACCTGCCGGGTGCGTTTTGACCGGGGCGCTTATCCGTGTGCCGACGCTGCTCATCATGGACGGGCACGCGACGGTTTCCACGGGCGGGGATGCCGTCACGATGCGCGGCCGCCACGTGCTTGCCGGCGCCCGTGGCCGCAAGCAAGCATTTTGCGCGCATGAGGACACGCACCTGACCATGGTGTTCGCCACGAGTGCCAAGACGGTGGCGGAAGCGGAGGATGAGTTCACCGAGGAGGCGCACCTGCTGCTGTCGCGCCAACCGGGTGCGGTCAACCATTTCGTTATTACGGGGGAGTGATATGTCTGGAGCAGTGACCCTATCCACGATAGCGACCGCCGCGGCTATCGGCACGGCGTACAGCATCTATTCGGGCGAGCGCGCATCCAATGCGCAAGAAAAAGCGCAGAACCAAGCGCGGGCCAATGCCGACAGGCAAGCCGCTGCCGCGGACCAGGCGTTCAACCGCGCCAACCAGAAACAACCCGACGCATCGGCCATCCTCTCGGCGTCGGGCCAGGCTGGTCGGCCGGGCGCATCGAGTACCATGCTCACCGGCCCGGCCGGCATCACGCCGGATATGCTGAACCTCGGCAAAAACACGCTTCTCGGGCAGTAACCGATGGCCGACAAAACCCCACGCTCCGAACTGCTCACGCGCTGGGGCCAGCTCAAGACCGAGAGGGCGACTTGGTGGGCGCACTGGAAGGAGATCAGCGGCTACCTGCTGCCCCGTTCCGGGCGCTTCTTCGTCCAGGACCGCAACCGTGGCAACCGGCGCCACAACAACATCTACGACAGCACCGGCACGCGCGCCTTGCGCGTGCTGGCGGCGGGCATGATGTCGGGCATGACCAGCCCGGCGCGTCCCTGGTTCCGCCTGGCTACGTCAGACGCGGATCTGATGAAGTACGATACGGTGAAGCTGTGGCTGAACGACGTTAACAGCTTGATGCACACCATCTTCCAGCGCTCGAACACCTACCGGGCGCTGCATTCCATGTACGAGGAATTGGGCGCGTTCGGGACGGCGGCCAGCATCGTAACGCCCGACTTCAAAAACGTCATACACCACTACCCGCTGACCACGGGCGAGTATTGCATCGCAACCAACTGGAAGGGCGAGGTGACCACGCTCTACCGCGAATTCCAAAAAACCGTGCACGAAATCGTCGCCGAATTCGGCATCGAAAATGTGAGCAACACGGTCAAGAACCTGTACGACCGCGGAAGCCTCGATTCGTGGGTGACGATCATCCATTGCATAGAGCCCCGCACCGACCGCGACCCGACCAAGAACGACAGCCTCAACATGGCGTGGAAATCGGTCTATTTCGAGGTCGGCGCGCGCGAGGGCGAGGTGCTGCGCGAGTCCGGCTTTAAGCGCTTCCCCGCATTGGCGCCCCGCTGGTCGGTATCTGGCGGCGACATCTACGGCAACAGCCCGGGCATGGAGGCCCTTGGCGACATCAAGCAGCTACAGCATGAGCAGTTGCGCAAGGCCATGGGCATCGACTACAAGACCAAGCCGCCGTTGCAAGTGCCAACGAGCATGAAAAACCGCGACGTGGAAACTCTGCCGGGCGGCGTCACCTACGTGGATATGGCCGGCCCGAATGGCGGCATCAAAACCGCCTTCGATGTGACTATTGACCTGTCGCACCTGCTGGCCGACATCCAGGACGTGCGCCGGCGCATAGAGGGCAGCTTCTACGCGGATCTGTTCCTCATGTTGACGAACCAAAGCGACGCCCGCATGACGGCCACCGAAGTGGCCGAGCGGCATGAGGAAAAGCTGCTCATGCTTGGCCCCGTGCTGGAACGGCTGCAAAACGAGCTTCTTGACCCGCTCATCGAGATGACTTTCGACAGGGTCATGGAGGCGGGCATCATGCCGCCACCGCCATCGGAGCTGCAAGGCCATGACATCAACGTTGAGCTGGTCAGCATGTTGGCGCAGGCGCAGCGAGCTATTGGCACCAACAGCATCGACCGATTCGTCGGCAACCTTGGATCTGTGGCGCAATTCAAGCCCGAAGTGCTCGACAAGTTCGACGCCGACAAGTGGGCGGACATCTATTCCGATTCGCTGGGACTTGACCCGAGGATCATCGTGCCGTCCGACCAGGTGGAAGCCGTGCGTCAGCAACGCGCCCAAGCGCAGCAGCAAGCGCAGCAGGCCGCCATGCTGAACCAGGGCGCCGACACCGCGCAAAAACTGGCCGCAGCCAACACCGGCGAGCCCAACGCGCTCACCGACGTAACCCGCGCCTTCAGCGGATACACATAACCCAAGGAGCCAACCATGCCACGCGTACTTTTCAGCAAATCCGTCTACACCTCCAACCAGTTTTCGCCTACCGAGTTTGAAGGCGAAGCGGTAACTCCCAGCGATTCCACCGACTTGCCGAGCGGTGCATGCACGGCCATCTACGTGACCGGCGCCGGCAACGTGAACGTCAACCTTGCGGGCGGCGGCACTGCCGTGCTGACGGGTCTTTCCGCTGGTCAGATCGTGCGCGTGAATGCGACCCGCATCCTTGCAACAAGCACCACGGCCACCGGCATCTTCGCCTTGTACCCGTCCGGCAACCTGTAAGGGTACCCGATCATGAATCCGTTTTACGTTACGACCAATGACGGCAGCCCGATGCAGTCCGCGCTGGCGGTCATACCAAACGATGCGGCCGACCTTGTACCGCCTACCGGCCCGGCCCGCCCAACGCGCGGCATCATGGTCGGCGGTGCGGGAAACGTGGTCCTGGTCATGGCGGACGGCTCTACCGCAACGCTGATCATACCCGCGACTGCTTGCGGCTTCATGCTTTCGCTATCCGTGAACCGAATTATGGCCACCGGCACGACGGCCACCGGCATCGTCGCATTCTACTAGGAGTCACCATGCCGCTTGTGAGCATGAAAACAGACACCTCAGGCCCGCAATACTATGAGCCGAACCCATACGGCGACGGCCTGCGCATCCGGCTGAACGATGACCAGTGCGAGGCGCTGGGCATCACCACGCCGCCGGCAGCCGGCACCAAAGTGAGCATTTCGGCGGCGGCCTTCGTGTGCGTCGCCACGCAAACCACGGAACAGGACGGCGACGATTCTGGCGTCGACGTGTTCCTCGAATTGCAGATTACCGACATGGAAATCAGCACGGCCGCGCCGCAAACCGACGCCCGCTCGCTCTACCCGAACAGCACGCTGCTCTAGGATCATTCCTCCCCTTTGGCCGCCTTCGGGCGGCCTTTTTCTTTGCGGTGCACGTACCGAAGAGCACGGCCCCTAGAGTTCCGCGCATGAGTTACTCCGATCCTCTCGACATACGAAGCCAGGAGCGGGCGCAGGCGGAAGCCGAAGAGCGCGCAATCAGGGCCTTGCAAATCGAGATCGACGACATGAAGTGGCTCATGAGCAACAAGCGAGGCCGTCGATTCGTGGCCCGCCTGTTGGAGCGGGCAGGTGTGTGGCGCCTCTCCTTCAACACCAACGCGATAACCATGGCCTTCCATGAAGGCATGCGCAATGAGGGGTTGAGGTTGTTGGCGCAAATCTCCACGCACTGCCCCGACCGTTACACTGAAATGCTCAAGGAGAGCAGGGAATGACCACCGAAACGCTGATGACCGACGGCCAAAACACCCAAGCAGCCGACCAACAGCAAGCCGCGAATTCGCAAACCGAAGGCCAACCGGCCGCCGGCGGCGAGCAAACGGCGCAACAGCAGCAAGCGACCGATGGACAGAATGCCGATGGCCAACAGGCCGAAGGCGGCAATACCGAAGGCGAACAGGCGAAGCCGCAAGGCGCGCCTGAAAAGTACGAGTTCAAAGCACCGGAAGGCACGACGTTTGACGACGCCGCCCTGGGCGCCTACTCCGAAGTCGCCAAGGAATTGAATCTGTCGCAAGAGGCCGCGCAGAAGGTGATCGACAAGGTGGCGCCTGTCATTCAGGCGCGTCAAGCCGAGCAGATCGAGGCAATGCGCACCGCATGGGCGCAAAGCGCTATGTCCGATAAGGAATTCGGCGGCGACAAGCTGCCCGAAAACATTGCCACGGCCAAGAAGGCACTCGAAACCTTCGGCACGCCCGGGCTAACGAATCTGCTGAATGAAACCGGCCTGGGTAATCACCCGGAAGTTATCCGAGCGTTTTACCGCGCCGGTAAAGCGATCAGCGAGGACAAGTTCGTTGGTGGCAAAGGCGCACCGCCTGCTGCCGATGACGTTCGGTCCTTGTACCCCAACAGCAACTTGAAATAAGGAGCATCTAAATGGCTACTCTCTCAAGCGGTCAACTTACTCTCGCCGATTGGGCGAAACGTCTCGACCCAGATGGCAAAATCGAGGTCAAGATCGCCGAAATCCTGAGTCAAACCAACGAAATCCTCGAAGATGCTGTTTTCATCGAGGGCAACCTGCCGACCGGCCACCGCGTCAACATCCGCACCGGATTGCCGACCGTTTACTGGCGCTCGCTCAACCAAGGCGTCCCGCGTTCCAAGAGCACCACGGCCCAGGTCGATGAGTCTTGCGGCATGCTGGAAGCATACAGCGCGGTGGACAAAGACCTGGCCGAACTGAACGGCAACACCGCCGCATTCCGTCTGTCCGAGGACGCGGCCTTCCTGGAAGCCATGAACCAGGCGCAGGTGCAAACCCTGTTCTACGGCAACCCGGCCTCCGACCCGCGCCAATACCTCGGCCTATCCACCCGCTACGGCACCATTTCTGGCGCCGGCAATGCGCAGAACATCATCGATGCGGGCGGCACCGCCGCGAACAACGCCTCCATCTGGCTGGTGGTGTGGGGCGATAACACGGTTTTCTGCCCTTTCCCTAAGGGCTCGAAGGCTGGCCTCGTGTCCGAGGACGACGGCATCCTCACCATCTACGACAGCAACAGCAACCCATACAAGGCGTACCAGACCCACTATCAGTGGAAAAACGGCCTCGTCGTCAAGGATTGGCGCTATGTCGTGCGCATCGCCAACATCAACACCGCCAACCTGGTGAATGAGTCCGGCGCCGCCGACTTGATCAAGCTCATGAGCCGCGCGCTGGATCGCATTCCCAACCTGTCCATGGGCCGCGCTGCGTTCTACATGAACCGCACGCTGTTCTCGATGATGCGCATTCAGGCCCTGAACAAGAGCCAGAACGCCATCAGCGTACAGGAGGGCTTGACGCAATTCGGTCAGCCCGCCCGTTGGCTGGACTTCCTGGGCGTTCCGCTGCGCAAGGTTGACCAGCTTCTGAACACCGAAGCCCGCGTCGTCTAACGGATAAGGAGACAACACCATGATCGTCGACAACAACCTGCTCGTTTCCGGTTCCATTTCCGGCAACACGGTGACCGGGCAAACCGTCACCGGCACCGGCCCGGTGCTTTCCACCAACACCATCGACCTGATGCAAGCCCGCGACGTAGGAGAAGGCGAGGACCTGTTCATTCGGTCCGAAGTGGTTACTGCCGTGGCTGGCGCGACTTCGATTGAAGTCCAGGCCATCACCGCTGACGACGCCGCGCTCTCCGCGAACGTGACCGTCGTAGGCACCACTGGCGCAATCCCGGCGGCATCGCTGACGGCTGGCGCACGCTTCGCCGCCAAGATGAACCCTCGCATCGGCAGCAAGGGCCAGCGCTACCTCGGCGCCCGCTACGTCATTACCGGCACGGGCACTGCTGGCGCCTTCGTCACGGACTTCGGCCTCGAAACGCAAGACGGCCAGAAGTTCTACCCGGCTGGCTTTGCTGTGCTGTAAGGAGGGCTGAACAATGGCGCAAGTACGCGTACTGCAAAAGTCCTACATCAACAACCGCATCGTCGAGGAAGGCGAAATCATCGAATACGATGGCGAGCTTTCCGAGAACCTGGAGCCGGTGAAGAAAGGCAAGAAGGCCGCCGAATCACCTTCCGCGGACCCCACTGGATCGGACCCGGCAGCGGCAGGCGAAAGCCTGGTTTAACCGTTTCCCCTCAGCAGGTAGCGGCTTACGGGGGCCTCGCGCCCCCCGTATTTCTAGGAGAAACCGATGGCATCCGAAGTCGATATCTGTAACCTGGCCCTGGCGCACCTGGGCGATAGCGCGGCCGTAGCGAGCCTAAATCCACCCGAGGGGTCCGCACAGGCCGAGCACTGTGCGCGCTTCTACCCCACAGCCCGCGATTCACTGCTGGAAATGCACAATTGGGGGTTCGCCACCAGGCGCGTTTCGCTGGCCCAGCTGGGTAGCGGATGGCCAGAGTGGGACTATTCCTACGCCCAGCCGTCCGACGCGATCAACATCATCGCTGTTCTGCCACCAGACGCCACCGACGATTACAGCATTGGGGCAGCGAACGTACCGGAAGCGGCTGGCGGTTCATACGTGCCACAAGCGTTCTCTTGCGAAGTAGATGGCGATGGCAATGCCGTTATCCTGACGGACCAGTCCGACGCCGTGCTGCGCTATACCAGCATCGTAACAGACACGACCAAGTTCTCTCCGCTGTTCACCGTGGCATTGTCCTGGCAATTGGCTTCGATGCTGGCCGGGCCGCTGCTCAAGGGGGACGCGGGCGCGGCCGAGGCCAAGCGATGCGCCGCCATGATGCAGAGCTATCTATTGAAGGCTATGGAATCCGATGCCTCGCAACGGCGCATCACTCCGCATCATAGCGTCGCCTGGATCAACGGTAGGTAAACATGGCGGCCATCCGCATCCTGCAACGATCTTTCGCTGGGGGCGAGGTAAGCCCGGAAATGTTCGGGCGCATCGATGATGCCAAGTACCAAACAGGGCTGGCGAAATGCCGTAACTTCATCACCAAGCCGCAAGGCCCGGCCGAGAACCGGCCCGGTTTCCAGTTCGTGCTCGCGGTGAAGGACTCGACCAAGAAGGTTCGGCTGATTCCCTTCACCTACTCGACCACACAGACCATGGTTATCGAGGTGGGCGCTGGCTATTTCCGTTTTCACACGCAGGGCGCAACCCTCATGAATGGCGGCGTGCCGTATGAGATTGCGAACCCATACGCAGAGGCGGATTTGTTCGACATCCACTATGTCCAGTCCGCAGACGTGCTCACCCTTGTGCACCCGAACTACGCGCCGAGCGAACTGCGCCGACTTGGCGCGACCAACTGGCAACTCACTACCATCGCCTTCACGCCCGCCATTGCCTCGCCAACGGGCGCGACGGCGACGCCAAACGCCACCGATACGACCTACACCTACAACTACGTCGTTACCGCCATCGCCACCGATGGGTACAGCGAATCGCCCGCCTCTGCGGTCGCTACCTGCAAGAACAACCTCTTTACCACCGGGCTCTGGAATACGATCAGTTGGTCCGCCGTGGCCGGCGCGTCCCGGTACAAGGTCTATAAGATGCAAGGCGGCCTATACGGCTATATCGGGCAAACCACCGGGACATCGATTATCGACGACAACATCGCGCCCGACCTGGGGGCTACTCCGCCGATTTACGAAACCGTGTTCAACCCGGCCGGCGACTATCCGGCCGCCGTGTCCTATTTCGAGCAACGGCGCTGTTTCGCGGGCACGATCAACAAGCCGCAAAGCATCTGGATGACGCGGAGCGGAACCGAATCGGCCATGTGCTACTCGCTGCCCATCCGCGACGACGACCGCATCGCCTTCCGCGTGGCCGCCCGCGAGGCGAACACCATCCGCCATATCGTGCCGCTTACTCAACTGCTGCTGCTCACATCCTCTGCCGAGTGGCGCGTTACATCGGTGAATAGCGACGCCATCACGCCGACCACAATCAGCGTGCGCCCGCAGTCCTATGTCGGCGCGTCCAACGTGCAGCCGGTAATCATCAACAACAGCCTGATTTACTGCGCGGCCCGTGGCGGCCATGTGCGCGAGCTTGGCTATTCCTGGCAGGCCAACGGGTTCATAACCGGGGATCTGTCCCTGCGCGCCGCGCACCTGTTCGACACCTTCGACGTGCTGGACATGGCCTACGCCAAGGCGCCGCAGCCGGTTGTCTGGTTCGTCAGCAGCAGCGGCAAACTGCTGGGCCTCACCTACGTGCCCGAGCAACAAATCGGCGCGTGGCATCAGCACGATACGGACGGCGTGTTCGAGTCTTGCACCGTGGTGGCCGAAGGCGGCGAGGACGTGCTCTATTGCGTGATTCGCCGCACCATTGGTGGGAACTCGGTGCGCTATGTCGAGCGCATGGCATCGCGCCAGTTTACCGACCCGGCCGACGCCTTCTTCGTCGATTGCGGGCTGACCTACTCGGGCGCGCCCGCGACCACGATCAGCGGGTTGAATCACCTCGAAGGGAAAACGGTCAGCATCCTGGCCGATGGCGCGGTGCATCCGCAACGTGTGGTCACGTCGGGCAGTATCACGCTCGACCAGGCGGCCAGCAAGGTGCAGATCGGCCTGCCGATTGTTGCTGACCTGCAAACCTTGCCCATCGCCGCACAAATCGACGGCAGCTTCGGCCAGGGGCGCTACAAGAACGTCAACAAGGTGTGGCTGCGCGTCTATCGTTCGTCGGGCATCTTCGTGGGGTCTGACGCCAGCAGCCTGACCGAAGCCAAGCAGCGCACAACCGAGCCCTGCGGTTCGCCTCCGGCGCTCAAGAGCGAGGAAATCCAAGTACTGCTGTCGCCATCGTGGGCCGATAGCGGGCAGATTTTCGTGCGCCAGTCTGACCCGTTGCCGCTCACGGTGGTATCTGCTACGGCCGAGGTTGCGCTCGGCGCCTGACCCGGTGCACATATCCGCGCGGTCGGGCGCTAATGTCGCCCCCAAGTATCAGGAGCTAGAGCATGGGATTTAATTCGAGCCAACTGGCGCAAGCGGCGATGACTTTGCAGATTGGCGGCGGGTTAAGTTCGGCTGTCGGCAGCTACTACAGTGCGAAATCCCAGCAAAGCAGCCTGCGCTTCCAGTCGGATATTGCAGACACCAACGCGCGAATCGCCGAACTCGGCGCGCAATCGGCCCTCAACCAGGGTCAGCAGCAAGTAGGAGCGCTTACCCTCAAGTCTGGGCAAATCAAGAGCAGCCAGCGCGCGGCCATGGCCGCCAACGGTATCGACCTGGGCGTGGGCAACGCGGCCGAGGTGCAGGCGTCCACAGACATCATGAAGGAAATTGACGCCAACACGCTGATCGCCAACGCCGTGCGCAGCGCTTGGGGGTATCGAACTCAAGGCGTCAATTACCAGAATGAGGCGGCTTTGCGTTCTGCCACAGCCGACACGATCAGCCCATTTGCTGCGTCGGCCACCTCCCTGCTTGGCAGTGCCGGCAGCGTGGCGAACACCTGGTACAACTACCGGCGCAACATGGAGGGTAAATAAATGCCCACCGTGCCCCGTTATGACTCCCCGCAAGTTGCGACCACCAGCCTGCCGGCGCAAGGCTTCGATGTGCCCACCATGCCCGATGTCGCTGGCCGTCAAGATCAGCAAATGGGCCAGGCCATGCAGCAGTTCGGCGGCGATGTCGGCAGGATCGCCAACGATATTGCGCAGCAGGCCAACCAGTTGCGGGTTGACGATGCGCTTAACCAGGCCAAGGAAGCCGCGCTGCGCCTGACCCATGACAAGGACGAGGGGTTCCTCAACCTGAAAGGTCTCGGCGCCCTGAAACGACCGGACGGCAAGCCCCTGGCCGATGAGTACGGCGAAAAGCTCAAGAGCACCATCGACGAAATCGCTGGCACCCTGGGCAACGACGCCCAGCGACAAGCATTCACGCTGCACGCGAACGATATTCTCACTTCGATGCGCGGTCAGGCCATGCAGCACGAGGCGCAGGAATACCAGAACTATGGCATTTCTGTATCCGAAGGCATACAGGCAACTGCCCTGCGCGAAATCGGCCTGAACTGGAACAATCCAGACGCGGTGAATTCTGCCGTAGAACGCATCCGAGCCGAGACTTATCGGCAGGCGCAACTGCTCGGCAAGTCGGCCGAATGGCAGGAAGCCATGGCGCGCAAGATGACCAGCAACGCGCACAAGGTTGCGCTGTTGACAGCAATAGAGAATAACGACCCGACCTACGCCGACGCCTACCTCAAGAAGTATTCCGACCAGATGGATGCAGACGACATCCTCGCCGTGCGCGGCCATATCACCAAAGAGATGGACGCCCGCGTGGGCGTCGCCGTCGCCACCGACGTGATAGGCAAGATTCAGCCGCGCATACAGGTGAGCGAGGCAGATCGTGCTTTCAACATCTTGATCGCGGCCGAGTCCGGGGGCCGTCAGTTAGGCGCGGACGGCAAGCCGCTGACCTCGCTCAAGGGGGCCATCGGTATCGCCCAGATCATGCCCGCTACCGCACGCGAGGCCGCCAAACTGGCTGGCCTGCCGTGGGACGAGAACAAATACAAAAACGACCCGGACTACAACAAGGCCATAGGTCTTGCCTACTTCCAGAAGCAGCTACAGGTCAACGGCGGCGATCTCGCCAAAGCCTTCGCGGCCTACAACGCAGGACCACGCCGACTGGCTGATGCCATCGAGAAAGCCGAGAAGTCCGCGAAATTGGCAAAAAACGACCCGAACGTACATGCGTACACCTGGCTCGATTTCATGCCGCAGGAAACGCGCGATTACGTCACCAATAACATGCATGCTTTTGATGCCGGACAGGGGCGGCCAAACCAACCGACCTTTCGGGAAATCGACGACCGACTGCGCGCGGATCCTCGCCTCGCCGGCAACCCCGCCCGCTACAAAGTGGCGCGCGAGGAAGCCGAGCGCCAGTTCACCGAGCAAACCAATGCCATCAAGCAGCGCGATGAAGATGCCGTCGCCACGGCCATGCGCGGCATCATTCAGAACGGCGGCAGGTTCTCCGACCTGCCGGTCAGCATTCGCGCCGCAGTGCCGCCCAAGGAAGTGGACAACCTCCTAGGCTTCGCAAAGAAGATCGCCAACGGCGACGATTCCACAAACTTGTGGCTCTACGCCAAGCTGGCCGGTAGCCCTGATCGACTGGCGCGCATGAGTGATAACGAGTTCTTCGCCCTGCGCCGCGAACTGTCGGATGCAGACTTCAAGCATTTCGCCAGCGAGCGCGCCAAACTTCTCGGGGGCGCGACAGGTAGCAACGGGCCGGGCGACCTCAACACACAGGCCATCAAGCAGTCGCTTGATGAACGCCTGCGTATGTTGCAAATCGACCCAACGCCCAAGGATGACGGCGGCAGCGATGCCGCGCGTGTTGGCGCCATCCGTCGGTTTGTAGATCAATACTTCATGGCCGCCCAGCGTGAGGCCGGTAAGAAATTCACCGACGCCGAAGTGGCCCAGCATCTCGACTCGCTGTTCGCAAAAAATGTCACGTTCCGGGGATTGTTCTCCAATTCTTCCGGCCCGATGCTGGGCATGAAGGTGGGCGACATCGATAGCGATACCAAGGACAGCATCAAGGCCGCTTTCAAGCGCCGTGGCATCGACAACCCGACTGACGCGCAGATCCTAAACGCCTACTGGAACCTTATGGTTACCCGCAAATGAGCAACGAAATCGACGCAGCCGTAGCCATGCAACCCGACCTTGGGCAAGCCGCCCGCGTCGGGTTTTTTGCTGCTGCCGACACCAACCCAGACGACTACGCCGAGGCGCAGCGTGTCGCCCGGCGCACGGGCGTGCCCGTGCATACCGTGCTCGGCATGCCCAAGGAAATGAAGCGGCAGGACACCATGGGCGCCATCGACTTCGACTCCCTGGCGAAAACCTCTCCGGCCACGGCCGCCTTCCTGGCCGACGTGGAGAAAGCCAAGATCGCCCACGACAACGTGGACAGCTTGAGCAAGATCGAGAACGCGCTGTCTTTTCTAGGCGGCTCGACCAAAGCGGGGTTCAATGACCTGCTTGGCGCGGCTGCAAAGCTCATCGACGACATAAACCCGTTCACCTTGAGCGATTCAGACGCCGCCGTGTTGTTCAAGAACGACCTGGCAAAATTGCAGCAAATGCGCGAACAAAGCCCATCGATGTTTTTGTCGCGCTTTGCGCGCAGCCGCGCCGAAGCATCAAAACAGGATATGCAGGAGATTTCGCCGGGCGCGCAAAGCGAATACGGCGGACTGAAATACGCGACGACCGATCCTAGCAAAGCGGCCTATCTGTCACCTGTCAAGATCATCGGCGATGCCATCCGCTCGCTTCCGACGACGGCAGCCCTTGCGCTGACCACGTACCTTAGCCGTGGTGCGGCCATTCAAACTGAAAAACAAGCGCTCGCTGCTGGCATGACGGAAGAGGCGGCGCGACAAGCTGGCATCGAGGCAGCAGCCAACATGGCGGCAAAATTCGGCGCGGCTTCTGAGGGGACTGTCGGCTATGCCCAGCAGTCCGTGCAAACGCAAAGCCAGATCGAAGGCACGCCGCTGGATAAGCTTGCGTTGTCGCCCGAGTACCAGCGCCTCGTCTCGCAGGGCTTTGACCCAAACGCCGCGCGCATCTATCTCGCCGCGCGGGGCGGCACGGAGGCGGGTGTCGGTGCGGGTATTGTTGACGCCACTACCAACGCTATCGGCGGAAAGTTCTTGGGCAAGATCATCGGCGAGGGTGGGGCGATGCTGCCGCGCGTAGGTAAGGGCCTTGCCAACGAGGGCGTGGTTGAGTCCATACAGAGCGGCGGGGAGCAGGTATTCCAGAACATGGCGGTAAAAAACAACGCCGATCCGAGTCAATCGCTACTCGACGGTGTTCTGGAAAATACGCTGCAAGGATTGTTCGTCGGAGGGCTGACGGGCGGAACATTCTCCGGCATTTTCGGGCGCGCCCACCAAGGGGAACAGAAGGCTAAGAGCGCCACGCAAGCCGCTGAACTGCTGTCCGGGCTCAACAATCTGGCCGCAGCCGACAAAGTGCTGCAACGCGACCCGCAAACCTTTCAGGAATGGATCGGCAAGGCGACCGAAGATAGCCCGGTGCAGCAGGTGTTCATCGACGCTGACGCGCTCATGCAGTCGGGCGTGGCCGAACAGGTGGCCGCCGTATCGCCGGCCGTCGCTGCGCAGTTGCCAGACGCCCTGAAAACGGGCGGGCAGATCGCTATCCCGGTCGATGAATACACCGCGCGCATCGCGCCGACCGAGTACGCGCAAAGCCTGCTCGATCACCTCAAGACCGACCCGGAAGGGTTCAGCCGGGCAGAGGCGAAGGAGTACATGCAAAACCACGCCGAGGAATTGAAGGCCGAGGTCGAGCGTGTCTTGGCTGAAAAGCAAGGCGACGATACGTTCAAGCAATCCGCCGAGGCGGTGCGCGCAGAGATCAAGAGCCGACTCGATGCGGTCTCGCGCTTCACCCCGCAGGTGAATGACGCCTATTCGGCCATGGTCAGCAGCTTCTACGCGGCCATGGCCGCCAAGCTGGGCGTGACACCAGAGGAACTGTTCAACCGCTACCCGCTCAAGATCGGCGCCGAGCGTATCGACGGCCAGCAATTCGACCAGGGGCACGGCCCATTCGGGCCGGTGCTGACCGATTACAAGGGCGACGTCGAGGGCGCCATTGCCAAGCTCAAGGAAATGAAAAGCGGCGAAGCCATCGGCGCGCTGCACCACCCGGACATCGGCGACATTGACCTGGTGTGGGGCGAGGAAGGCACCGGGGCCAGCGACGGCTACGGCGTGGCAAAACTCGCCAAGTGGCACCCGGAAGTGCTCGACAACCTGCAGGCCATTCTCTCGGAAATGAAAGTCACGACCCGCAGCAAGAACCGGGTCAATCTGGAATCAGCCGACCATCGGGCTGCTGTGCGTTTGACCTGGGACAGCCGGGCGAAGCACTGGCTGCTGACTGCGTTCCAGAAAAAAGAGGGAGGCGCGACCAGCACGACGACGGGCACTGCCGGCCTTGATGAAGAGGGTGACACGGCTCGCCTCTCCGACGCCTCGGATGCCATTGTAGACCAGAAACTCGACCAGTTCTACCAGGGCGAAAAGGCCGCCCCGCGCGGCAGCTTCAACCCCGCCACGCTCTCGATTACGCTGCTCAAGAATGCCGACCTCTCCACCTTCCTGCATGAGTCGGGCCACTTCTTCCTTGAGGCGCAATTCGACATCGCGGCCAAGTTGCAGAAGGAAGCCGAGTCTTTCGGCATGGATACCCTAAAGCCGGGAGAGCGCCAGATCCTCGACGATACTGACGCGCTGCTGCGCTGGTTCGGCGCCGATTCGCTGGCGGCATGGTACGGCCTCGACTTCGAGGAAAAGCGCGCCTACCACGAGCAGTTCGCGCGCGGCTTCGAGGCGTACCTGTTCGAGGGCAAAGCCCCGAGCATCGAACTGCAAGGGCTGTTCCAGCGCTTCCGCGCGTGGTTGTTGGCTATCTACAGGAATCTGAAGGCGCTGAACGTAGAACTCAACGACGAAGTGCGCGGCGTATTCGACCGCATGCTCGCCACCAACGAGCAGATCGCCCTGGCCGAGCAGGGCCGCAGCATGATGCCGCTGTTCGCTTCGCCAGAACAGGCCGGCATGGCGCCAGAGGAATTCGCCGCCTACCAGGCGCTCGGAGTGGATGCCACCAACGCCGCCATTCAAGACCTGCAAGCGCGCGGCCTGCGCGACATGACGTGGCTGCACAACGCGCGCGGGCGCATCATCAAGCAGCTACAGAAGGACGCCGAGGCCAAGCGCGCAGAGGTGCAGATGGACGTGCGGCGCGAGGTCATGAGCCAGCCGATTTATCGCGCCTGGCAGTTCCTCACCGGCAAGCTGACGGCCGATGACAAGATCACCCCGCAGGCCAAACGCACGTCGAGCCCGGATACCATCGACGAAACCCAGGATTCCCTGTTCGCGGCCATCGCAAAGCTGGGCGGCCTGAATCGCGCGGCGGTGCAGTCCGAGTGGGGCGTTGACCCGAAAGAGCGCATCCCCATGCCGGCATTCGGCAAGCACGTGCTGCGCCGGGAAGGTGGGTTGTCCATCGACGCCATGGCCGAGTTGCTGGCGGAGCGCGGCTATCTCACGGCCGACAAACACGGCAAGTGGGATTTGCACGAATTCGAGGAAAAGTTCTTCGAGGAATTGCGCGGCAACCCGCAATACTCCACCGACTACGACTACACCGCCGGCATGGAAACACGGGCTGGCGACCAGGTGGCCAACCCACAGGCCCTCGGCGCTGGGCGCTTCGACCTGGGCGAACTCAATGTCATGGGGCTACCCGTCGAGGTTATCAACGCGCTGAAGGCGCGCCGGATGACGGCGGCCAACGGCCTGCACCCCGACATCGTGGCCGAAATGTTCGGATTCACGTCGGGCGACGAACTGGTGCGCAAGCTGGCCGCCGTTGAGCCGCCCAAGGACGCAATCGAAGCGCTCACCGACGTGCGCATGCTGGAACAGTTCGGCGACCTGTCGAGCCCCGAGGCCATCAAGAAGGCCGCCGACCGCGCCATCCACAACGAGGCACGCGCCCGCTTCGTGGCGACCGAGGCCAACGCGCTGGCCCGTGCCGCAGCTGGCCCGACACAGCAGGTCGGTACTGACCGGCGCGGCCGGCCTATCGTGCGCCGCGTGCTGCCCGAAGCGGCACGCGAATATGCGCGCGCGATGATTGCCCGCCTCAAGGTGCGCAACATCAGTCCTGGCCAGTACGCCAGCGCGGAAGTGCGCGCAGCCAAGGCCGCCGATCAGGCCAGCAAGTCGGGCGACATCGCCACGGCGGCGGCCGAGAAGCGCAACCAGTTGATCCAGCACTACGCCACCCGCGCGGCCTACGACGCCCTGGAGGAAGTAGACAAGGGCCTGCGCTATCTCAAGAAGTTCGAGGGCGACATCAAGGGTCTGGACGCCGACTACGCCGACCAGATCCACAACCTGCTGGAACGGTTCGACCTGCGCAAGGGGCAAAGCAACAAGGCAGTGGACAAACGCACCGCACTGGCTGAATGGATCACGGCGCAGCGCGATGCTGGCCTTGAGCCCGACATTCCGCCCGAATTGGAGAACGAGGCGTTCCGCACGTCTTACAAGAACATGACGGTCGAGGAATTCCGGGGCCTGGTAGATACCGTGCGCCAGATCGAGCACCTGGGGCGCTTGAAGCACAAGCTGCTGACAGCCGCCGACCAGCGCGCCTATGAGGCCGTGCGCGATGAAATCGCCGCGAGCATCCACGAGCACGCGCAAGGCCGCGAGGCAGACACCCGCACGCCGACCACGAACATGGGCCGGGCTGTGCAGGGACTCAAACGGTTTTGGGCGGAGCACATCAAGGCGGCCACCTGGGCGCGCGTCATGGACGGCGGCAAGGATGGCGGCCCCATGTGGGAGTATTTCGTGCGCAGCGCCAACGAGCGCGGCGACCAGGAAACCACGATGCGCGCCGAGGCCACGGCCAAGCTGTCGGAAATTCTCGCCCCGGTGTTCAAGCTGGGCAAGATGGGAGGCAAGGGGCAGTTTTTCCCCAGCATCAACCGCAGTCTGAACCGCGAGGCGCGCCTTGCCATCGCCTTGAACATGGGCAACGATGGCAACATCCAGCGGCTACTCGGTGGCGAGGGCTGGACACTGGAGCAGCTTGCCCCGGTGCTGCAATCGCTGACCGCTCAGGAATGGCAGGCGGTGCAGGCCGTGTGGGACCACTTCGAGAGCTACCGCCCGTTGATCGCCGCCAAGGAGCGCCGCATTTACGGCAAGGAGCCCGAGTGGGTGCAGCCACAACCGTTCACCGTCACCACGGCTGACGGTCAGACCGTGCAAATGCGTGGCGGCTACTACCCGATCAAGTACGACCCGGCCGCCAGCCAGCGCGCCGAGGAACACGCCGACGCTGAAAGCGCAAAGCGCCAGTTGCAGGGCGCCTACACCACGGCCACCACGCGACGCAGCTTCACCAAGTCGCGGGTCGAGGAAGTGCGAGGCAGGCCGCTGCTCTATACGCTGGCCGGCCTGTACTCGGGCGTCAATGACGTGATTCATGATCTGGCCTGGCACGAGTGGTTGATCGATACCAACCGCCTGCTGCGCTCGCATACCATCGACGCGGCCATCCGCGAGCACTACGGCCCCGAGGTAAAGCAGCAGTTCAAGGCCTGGGCGCAGGATATCGCAGAGGGCGAAAAAGGCGCGGACGCTGCTGTGGATCTGGCCCTCTCGCGCTTGCGCCAGGGGATCAGTGCTGCCGGCCTAGGGTTCAACATCATGAGCGCCCTCATTCAGCCGCTTGGCATTACGCAATCCATCACCCGCGTGGGCGCGCCTTGGGTGGCGCGCGGGATGCTCAAGTACATGGCGCACCCGATTGACCTCACGCGCCAGGTCAATGAAATGTCCGACTTCATGGCGAACCGGGCGCGTACCCGTTTCCGCGAGCTCAACGAGCTGCGCAACCAGGTGCAGGATCAAAGCACATTCAAGGGATTGACCGGGCGTTATGCCTATTTCCTCATGATGCGCTGTCAGCAAATGGTAGACGTGCCAACCTGGTGGGGGGCCTATGAGAAAGCCATCGCCGAAGGCAACGAGGAAACCCGCGCCATATCCCTGGCGGATCAGGCCGTGATTGACTCCCAGGGCGGCGGGCAAACCAAAGACCTGGCGGCCATCGAGCGCGGTGGTCCGGCGCAAAAGCTGTTCACGGTGTTCTATTCATTCATGAACACAGCCCTGAACATCGGCGTGGGGCAGACCATGACAGCGAATACCCCGGCCAAGCGCGCGAAGCTGGCCGTCGATTACGTCATGCTCTTCGTGGTGCCGGTCGTGCTGGGCCATTTCCTCAAGGCGGCGCTTACCCCGGGCGATTCTGGCGACGACGACTTGCAGAAAATCGCCAAGAGGCTGCTTGCCGAAGAAATAGATTACCTGATGGGCCTCATGGTGGTGGTACGCGAGTTCTCAGAGGCCGCTAAGACCGTCACCGGCGCCAACGACCTAGGCCGCGACTATACCGGCCCGGCCGGCCTGCGCCTCATCGCCGATACGGGGAGACTGGCTGTGCAAGCGCACCAGGGTGAGTTCGACGACGCCTTCCGCAAGGCGGCGGTCAATGTCGTGGGCGACCTGTTCGGCCTGCCCAGCGCGCAGATCAACCGCACCATAACCGGCACCAGGGCCCTGGCCGAGGGCAAGACCGAAAACCCGGCCGCCATCGCCTTCGGCTTTCAGGAAAAGCGCTGATAGTGCACGTGCCAGCGCTCCTGTTGGATAGCCTAGCGGCAAATTCCCAGGAGCGCCGCGCATGTCGATTTCATCCAGTATCCGAAAAGCCGGGCCGTATTCCGGTAACGGCTCGACGACGCAGTTCCCTTTTTCCTTCAAGGTGTTTTCCGCGAGCGATATCCTTGTCGTTCGGACCGACCCGAGCGGTGTGGAAAGCAATCTCGTACTCGGCACCGACTACACGGTAGCCCTCAACGCTGACCAGGACGCGAACCAAGGCGGCACGATCACGGCCATCACGGCGCCAGCCACCGGCTACCTGATTACCATCACCAGCCAGGTGCAAAACCTACAACCTGTCACGTTGACGAATCAGGGCGCGTTTTATCCGAAGGTCATAAACGACGCCCTCGACCGCGCAACCATCCAGATACAGCAGGTGGCCGAACAAGTCGGCCGCGCGGTAAAGGTGCCGATTTCCAGCGCGATTAGTCCAGATGATTTTATCCGCCAGTTGGAAACGGCTGCAGCCAATGCAGCGGCCAGCGCGGCGTCTGCCGCCGCGAAGCTGGCGGAATTCAATGGGGTGTACTACGGGCCATACGCCAGCAACCCGGCGGTGGACCCGAATGGCGCCGCACCTGGCGCGGGGGACACCTACTACAACACCGCTACCAAGTTGCTAATGGTATTCGATGGAACCACGTGGTGGTCGGTGTCCGCGCGTACGCCTTATAGCGTCACAGACTTCGGTGCTGACCCGACTGGGGTGAAAGATAGCACGGCGGCATTTTCTGCTATCGCACCATACCCATATGCAGTTATCCCGTCAGGAACTTACCTATTAAACACAACGCCCACACTAGGTAATGGTGTGGTAGTGGCTCAAGGGAATGTAACTTTGACTGGTGCTGGCGCAGTGTCTTTCCCTCTAAACTCGCCAAGCAAAGGGGAGCAAACAGCACGGATATCTGCATCTAGTTCAGATATTTCTGATTTTGCTGTTAGAAGAAACGCAAATTACGTAGGAGGAACGCCCGGATTTGTCAACTCTGCCCTTAGAGTTGACACATATGTTGCTGCTCAGGCGACGAATTTTGAATGGGGCATTACCAGCACGCTGCATAATACTGCAACAGCAGGTGAGAATGTCGCTATTTATGGGCAGGGTTTGAAAAGCTCTGGGGCTGGCCCTACATGGGCTGGCGTTTTTGAGGCGAGAGACACTAGCGGAAATGCTAACTCCACGACAGGACTCATAGGATTAGAAGTTGACGTTTTCGCAAATGGAACTGATACACACAATGCGCGCATAGGTGCTGACATTGTTTGTGGGATTGGAGTTGGAGCAACAGATGCCCCAACTATATACGCAGGTATTCGCGTAGGCCCACAAAATGGAGTTTCTACAAATGCAACATTCTTTAACGGTTTGCTCTTTGATAATACAGCTATAGCTAGCGCTGGGATAAATTTTAGTAATGTAAACGGCCCTGTTGGCATAGCTTTTAGTGGGGAACTCCAGATTGGTATTGACCTCTCGACTGTAAACACTTCAGTGGCGGCAATTAAAGTCGGGGGCGGCAAAAAATTGGCTTTTGATGATTTATCAACGGTATATTTATCAGAGTCATCAGGCAGCCTAACTTTAACCGGTGGGCGTTTGATACTGCAAAATGGGTTAGGAATATTTAGCGCTGGAAATATCTCTACAACAGCGACTGCTGGTTCAGCAACGCTCCCAACTAAACCGGCAGGTTTCATGATGATAGCTATAGATGGCTCAACATACAAAATTCCTTACTACGGAAATTAAGGAGTAATAGGCATGGACCATAAATCAGACACGAAGAAAGCCGTTACGCTTACTTTCACCACCGCCCAACTTAGTGTCTTGAATACAGCGCTTATGGAGTTACCTTATCGCGTTGCCGCGCCGTTGATCCAGCACATTAACGCACAGATTCAGGCGCAGTTTGATGCGGCAGCATATGCTCGTGATACGCCAAGTGGATATGCGCCACCCAAAGAGTAGTTGGCTGCTAGGGATCGCTAAAACAGGTGCCGGTTATGGAGAGTGAGCAGATTGCAGCGCTTGCAAGGGACATCCAGCATACCAGGTCCGATCAGGCTTCCATGAAAGCCACCATCGAGCGTATGAGCGAGGCTGTGAACCGCCTTGCCATCATCGAGGAACGCCAGGCTGCTTCCTCGCATGCGATCGAGAGGGTCATGGCAACTGTGGAGAAGATCGAAGTGCGGGTGCGCGCGCTTGAGGTTGCTGAACCAATGCAGGCCAAGACAAGCGAGCGGATTCAGTCTGCCGTGTGGGCTATGGTAAGCGCTGTTGCGGTATTCGTGGCGCACAAGGTGGGGCTGTTCTGATGATGCTTGAGTTCAAACGCAAGCTGCGCGGTCTTTGGCGTAGCCGCACGCATTGGGCCGGTGCACTGCTGGGCGTGCTGGTGGGCGCGACTCCGCAGATTGAGAGGCTGCTGCAAATCAAACTGACGGCGGACGACTACGCAATCGCTGGCGTCATGCTTTATGGCTCGATCAGTTTCTTGCGCTGGATCACTACTCAGCCGCTTGAGGAAAAAGGCGATGACCGTTGACGACATCATCGATGACATCATCAAGCGTGAAGGCGGATTCGTCGATAACCCGGCGGATCGTGGCGGGCCGACGAAGTACGGCATCACACAGGCCACTCTTGCCGCGTGGCGTGGCATCCCGGTCACGCCGAAGGACGTGGAAGTGTTGTCCGTAGATGAGGCGAAACGCATCTACATGGCGCTCTATGTTGACAAACCAGGATTCTCCGCTTTGCCGGATCCGCTGCGCGGTCTGGTTGTGGACACCGCAGTGCATAGCGGGGTCAAGACGGCGGTAAGGCTTTTGCAATCATCGCTTGGCGGGCTTGCCACGGACGGCATCTTGGGGCCGGTTACGATAGCCGCCGTGCAGGACGCCAATTCCTCATGGCTATACCGCAAGATGTTGGCCGAGCGTATCAGCTTCCTTGGCGAAGCCATCACGGTGCGCCCGGCCAATGCGGTGTTCGCAAAGGGGTGGATGATTCGCGTGGCTGAATTTGTGGAGAACGCACCATGATCCCCATGCCGAACGTCACCGCCATCGCTATCGCCATCGCTGGCGTGATTGGCTTCGCCGCAGGCTACACTTGGGATCACCGCGCCCGCGTGGCCGAGGTCGCGCAAATACGCGGCGACATCGCCCGGCGCGAAGCCGCCGCCGCCGATGAATCACGCCGCCGCATCGAGGCTGCAAGCCGCGCCGCAGATGCGACGCTGGCCGAAAAAGACCGCCGCGTGATCGAACTCGACGCCACAAACATGAGACTCCGCCATGCCCTTTCGACCGCAACTACCGGCCGCCCTTGCCTGTCTGCTGATGCTCGCGGCCTGCTCCAGCAATCCCCCGCTTTCCGGATCGGACTGTCCGCGCCCACCGGCAGCGCTTCTCCAACCACTACCTCCCCTGCCTCCGATCCCGGCGACAGTACCGACGCCGACATCGCCGGGTGGATACTCGACGCATCCGCCCTATACGAGCAGTGCCGTGCCCGCATCGACGCCCTCCGCCAGTGGTACGAAGTAACCCACGGCGCGCGGTAGATCACAGCATCAGCCTGTTCGACTCAGCTTCATGGCTTACATTCGTCTGCGCCATGCTCTTTAGCCAGTGCCTTGGAGGCAATCCTGGCCGACTTCGCCTACAACCTGGGGGCCACGCGCTTGGCGGGTTCCACTTTGCGGCGCAAGATCAACGCGGGCGACCTGCAAGGGGCGAGGGTGGAGTTGCGCAAATGGGTGCGCGCCGGTGGTCGGATTCTTCCCGGCCTGGTGCTGCGGCGCGAAGCCGAAGCGGCATTGCTGAAATGAAGGCCGGGATGTTCCACCCCCGCGCAAAGAAAACCCCAATCAGCGCGGCGATGCCTGCAAGTACTTTGTGCTATTTCGTCATGGCGTACCCCTCAAAATCATTTCCGCATCTACCCACCAGCCTACAGCATAATCAACGTGTTAGCACAGCCAAACCGTAGGCGGTTGCGGAAATGATTTAGCTCTAACATGTTGATTTTCAGCATTTACTCCGAGGACTTGAAAACTGGCAACGGGAAACCGTTCGTGAGTTCGAATCTCACCGCCTCCGCCAACAAAAACGAGCGCTTAGTGGTTCTGTGGGCGCGCAAAGAGTTTGCGAAATGTGATCAAAAGCCCCGCCAG